TAATTTTCCAGTTATTGATGCGGATTTTGAAGATGCATGATCAAATAGCTGAGAAGATATTTAACAGATTTCATAATGACGCTGCTGGCTTCTGTAGCGCGTTCACTAACATATTCTTTGACACAGACGGTAAGAAGCAAGAGCCTTATCCGCTTCAAGTTGAATTTATGAACTTGTCTAAGCCAGATGAGAGGATTGTTTCAGTTGTCAAGTGTCGGCAATCAGGTTTTACAACATCTATTAAAGCTAAGGCGTTACATGGCGCGTTTTTTGGCAAGGTTCCAAACTTCCTAATCGCCTCTGCTTCGCAATTACAGGCTACTAAAGTTCTTAGGGAAATTAAAGAAGCTGTTTATTCTATGCCTGAATTTATCAGGCCAGAATTTACTAAGGAGACTGAAACTGAACTACACTTTGCATCTGGCCCTAAACTTGTTTCCTTGCCTGCTAACCCTCAGACCGTTCGAGGATTCTCTGGCTCAGTTGCACTTGACGAGTTCGGTGTATTGAATAGAAAAGACTCTGAAGCACTATATGAAGCACTTTTACCGACTTTGGTTAAAGGCTATAACATGGTTGTTGTATCGACTCCGAAGGGTAAGGATAATCTCTTCTACGATCTATGCAATCCTAAATTTGATGATTCAGGTGGTAAGATCGGCATTAGGTCAGACAAGATTATTCGAGTACACTGGTCAGAAGTTCCGCACGTTAAAAAAGCGGTTATCGAAATGGACTTGCAGAATAAGATGACTAAGAAATCATTCTTGCAAGAGTTTTGTTGCGAGTTTGTTGATGAAGAAGATAACAGCTTATTTGATGCTGAATTAATTCAAGGAAGATTTATAGATAAAGGCTTAATATTTATAGATGCTTCTAAGATAGACCTTGTTCCCGGCGATGAATGTCCTGAGAAGTTAATTAGGAATGATGTTCGCGCTCAGTATGATCACATCTTCGTAGGCTTTGATCCTGCAATTTCATTTGACGGTTCCTGTGTTTCTGTATGGGGAGTTAAAGATGATGAATGGTCACAGTTATTTCTTAGGATTATGCCTAAAGGTATGGAGGTATCTGCACAATGTGATTATGTTAGTAGATTGGCGCAATTATTCAATGCGACTAGAGTTGGGCTTGATGCCACTGGCGGCATGGGGCTTGCATTTCTTCAGAGAATGAGAGATACTAAGATAGCACACCTATTGCTTCCAATTACCTTTAGTTCAACATTCAAGACTAAAGAATATGCAGAAATAAAGAATAAAATGCAATGTCATTTGATGAAGTCACCAGAACATCATGAAATGATTAAGCAATTTATGAATCTAAACTACAATCCCGTAACCGGCAGGATTGCCGCTTCGGGTTCTTGGCGTAATAACCATGACGATATCCCTTCAGCAATCTTATGTGCCCATGCTTGCAGGGCAAAAAGAAACAATAGCGGCTTTAGTATAATTTAGCGGAGATAAATATGAACTATAACGATAACGATGAAGAAGTTAAAAGGGTACTGGAAGAAGAATTATTAAAATTCCCTGCCAGCGTAACGGACTTAAAAGCCGTTCCTAGCATTAGTGCATTACAGGAGACTAAGGTTTCTACAGCAATTGGTGCTAAGGATATTTACGATCGTAACTATTCATCGAAAACTGGTGTGCCATTATCACACCCGCTTGAGCTAATGACGCTAATTATGAATGAGAACTCTTGGGTTGACCTTGGAATTAAGACCATTGCATCCTCGTGTGCTTCCTCAAGCCCTCTGTTTAGAATTTTCAGCAAGGCTAACGGTAGGAACAAGCTGAAGGCTTCTAATTCACGCAAAGAGGCTTTGGAAAATATTCTCGCATTTCCGAATCCTCATCAAACTGGTTACGAAATGTTCTTGACCATCTTTGAAAACCTTGCTGGATATGGCAATGCTTACGTTCAGATTATTCGTACCAAAGGTGGCGAAATTCATTCACTATACACGCTGCCGCCTGAAACAATTAGGATTATCCCCTATATTGATAAGTATGGCATTCTTCACTGTGCTTATTATCAGAAGAATGTATTAAGGCCAAAGGATATTGATATCTATTTAGAGAGTGAGATTATTCACTTTAAGGATACTAATACTAAGTCATTCTTATACGGTATGCCGCGCATTTATCCCATCATTGGACATATCACAGCCAACACTCATTCCATGCAAGCAATTAATAATTGGTTCGAGGAAGGTTTTTCCGGTGGTGCTATTTTCAAGATGGATGCAGATGAACTCGTTGCACAGCGAAACAGGGAGTTCTTAAGGGATCATTACGCTGGCGCTGCAAACTACGGCAAAATTCTATTACTTGAAGGCTCAACTGAATTAATTTCTGATGGCAATAAGTACATTGGAAATATTAAATTTGAGGAAATGTCTGCAATCGGACGTGATACGATTCTATCGTGTATGGGTGTGCCATTATCAATGGCTGGTGTTCGTTCAGATGCCGGTATGGGTAATGCTGAAATCGTTGCATCAGAAGAGAAGGCTTTCAAGCGTAATACCATTGATCGTTACCATAAGATTGTATTTGGTAAGTTACAGCAGAAGTTAATCCGCGAATTTTTAGAAGATAAGGATTTGATGATTGAGCCGGGCACACTTTCTAAATTCGCACTGAAGGATTCAATTGAAGCTGTTAGGGCGCTTGGCGAAATTGGCGTTAGCATTGGCGAGGCGCGTGAAATGCTAGGTATGCGTTCGCTTGAAATTGAAGAAGTTAACAAGACTATGGTTATTAGAACTAATAACGGTCTTGTAAGATTCGAAGATGTTATCGGATTAAATCCTGATACTGGTGAAGAAGTTATGACGCTAGTAGATAAATCAATGCAATTAAAAATTGATACTGCTGGCGAAGGTGATAGTAAAGGTAGTTCAGAATTAGATAAAAAGGTTAATGAACTTACCTCTGGATCAAGTGGTCTAGGCGGCGATCTGAAGAATATCGTCGAAGGGCCTTGACATAGTTCAGTAAATTGATATAATTTACTTATGGACTATTTAGAAGAATACAAGAACAAAATTAACGAAGCAAACAAGGTCTGGCGTGAGGATATTGTTACTCATGACCCGGCCTTGTTGCGTGAGCAGATCAAGAGGACATTCCTTCTTATTCCAGACATGGCGACACTTGCTTCTAAAGCAGAGCGTGATTATAGAAGAGAGAAGATGGAATGTGTTCTTAAGGCACCTGCTGACTGCAAAGGCGAAGGGCGGCGAATTTGGCTTGATGGCCAGACTAGCGGCCTTCGTTATCAAAGAGATGTTTTAGAAACACTTCATAGAGGCTTGATTAGCAAGGTTAGTGCCCAGAAAAGTATATTAGCCTCTTTGATACAGGAAATGCGTGACGTTGGACTAGACGAATGAGTTGTAATGTTTCACAAAACTGTTCAAATAATTATAGATGCTTTGAGTGTAGTTTTGACGGCGATAAGTATAGTCCTTACGGTGTCAATCTGTATTCTGCGATAGACAAGAAGATTAAGCATCCTTTAATTATTAAGAATAAAGAAGAGCGTAAGGATGCTAAAAAAGCCGATAAACTTCAAGTCAAACGCGAGAAAGACAAAGAAAAGGTTTCGCTTTTAAAGAAAGCTAACAAGGTCGAAGAGGCTGTAAAGTCTACACTCAATTCTGGTAGAATTAACAAAGATGGTGACTTGAAAGCTGACGACCTGATCATTGATGTTAAGCTACAAAGCACACGTAAAGACCCTGTTATAAAGGTTGATGAATTTATAAAGGTTAATAATGATTGTATAAGGGCCAATAAACAATATGGTGTTCTTTGTATAGAAAATAAAGATGGTCAAAGGTTCTATGTAATTAGCGAAGAGTTATTTAGTAGTAAGTTTTTATAGGTTTTGGGGGCGATTTTATGAACATACTGGTTACTGGTGCTGCCGGATTTATAGGTAGAAACTTCGCATATGGATGCTTTTCAGAAGATGTTAATCTTTTCCTAGTAGACAAAATATCTTCTGCATCTAGCACTACCTCTTGGAAACACTTTGAGTTTATTAGCGCAATTGAGCAGTCCTCGATAAAGGATGTTGTTACTTCTGACATTTCTTACATTTCATCGAAATACTTGGAAGATAACGAGATTACGCATGTTGTAAACTTTGCAGCAGAATCACACGTTGATAGGTCAATTGCTAATCCAGTACATTTTACAATGTCTAATGCTGTATCGACTCACTTGTTATTAGAAGAGTGTCGCAAATATGGCAAACTTGAGAAGTTTATCCAAGTATCGACTGATGAAGTTTATGGCTCATTATTAGCACACGAAGCGCCATTTACTGAACAAAGCCCGCTGAAGCCAAGCAGTCCATATTCTGCAAGCAAACTAGCACAGGATGTTATTGCGATGGCTTACTATCACACCTATGGATTACCTGTATGTATCACTAGGTGTTCAAATAACTATGGATATGGGCAGAACGAGGAAAAGCTAATTCCGAAGGTAATTCAGCAGATACTTTCTAATAAGCCAATTACAATATATGGTGATGGCAGTAATGTGCGCGATTGGATTCATGTTGACGATCACTGTGATGGAATTAATCTTGTTATCGAAAAAGGTGTTCCCGGAAATGTTTATAATCTTGGCGGCAATAACGAACTCAGCAACATAGAAATTGTGCATAAAATACTTAAAATTTACGAGGAAATCACAGGCGAAGATAGAAGTAATTTAGTGACATTTGTTAAAGACCGGCTAGGTCATGATCAAAGATACGCTATTGACAACTCATTCGCTAAAAAAGAATTGGGCTTTAATCCAAGTGTAGATTTCAATGACGGCTTATTTGGTTGCGTTGATGGCTATATTTATGAGAAGTATTCAGTATGAAGATTGGTATTGGAATAACAACTAGAAATAGAAGTAAGTTATTAGAGATAACTTTATCCAATATTTGTAAGTATTGGCCCGATTTCGATGTGAAGCTTGTCGTATCTGATGATAGTACCGAAGAATCAACAACTGCCTTAAATAAGCAGTTAGCTGATAACTTCGGTGCTGAATACTTAAATGACTATCAAAGGAAAGGTGTTGCCGGAAATAAGAATCAATGCTTAAATGCTCTTAGGGATTGTGATTACCTCTTTCTGTTTGACGACGATTGCTTTCCAATTCAACAAGGTTGGTGCGAATTTTTAATTAATGCCCACAAAGAAACTGGCATTCACCACTTTAACCTATTAGATTCTAGCCTGCATTGCGAGTTAAGGCGTAAGCAAGTAGGCGATTTTTGTGTTATTGAGTGTGGCAATTCTGGCGGCGTTATGATGTTCATAACTCAAGAGGTCGTTAGAAAGGTTGGGGCATTTAATAAGAATTATGGACTATATGGATTTGAACATTGTTCTTATTCCAAGAGGGTGGAATTAAGTGGACTCCAAAACGGATTTACCGGAAACACTACTCTTCATAATTTACATAGCTATTTATTTTCTGTGGATTATAGCCAGT